TCCGATCTGTCTATTGCTTTTAAATCCAAGCTACTCACAAGTCAATCTTGTACTCAATAAGGTTGGTTTTTCGTTTCTTGTTGCTTTTACAGCTGCCGCAGCTATTGGTTTACAAGCAGGCACACAATCAACTGCTGCTCTGAGCGGGCTAACTACAACTAACACACAAACAAAATCAAATTATATTGGTCTTGGAACAATTGGAACGACACAAGGTTCAGCACTAACATATTCTGCTGCTACGACAACAACACCATGGCTTCAGTGTGTATTTGGTGCTGGTCTAACTGGTGCAATCACTACTGCCCCTGGCATTTATTCATACTTTGATATCGAAGGTGGTATCATTATTCCTCCAGGCGCTTGGGTATCAACATATACTTCTACTGCATCAGGTGCTTCAGGTACACTAGCATCATTCACATACGAAGAAGTTCCGCTCTAATATGTAGATAAAAAAATCTATCCAGCATTGTAAAAAGTGCTGGATAGATACTATAAATATCAGTATATTAAACATTATAGGAATGAAAAATGTCTACATTAAAAGTTGCTAATATTCATTTTGAAGCTACTGGCACTAATCGTGTCGAGTATGTTGCTAATAATATCAACTTTCGAACAGGTGGAGGCAATTTCACTATCTCTGTGGGTGGTGCTGAATCGCTGAATGTGAATGCATCCAGTGTTATGATATCTGGTGCAAATATATTAGCATCTGTTGCTGCGGCTTATACGGCTGCTAACAATTCAGCTACATCAGCAAATCTTACATCAGCCTGGGGTACAGCTAATGCAGCATTCGCTAATACAGATGCTACTTTTGCAGGTAATCTAACTTTAAGTATTAGTCGAACAGTATTTGTTGGCAATGCTACTGTGAATACATCAATATCTGCTGGTTCGATAACAACAAACGGTGTTGCTCTTGGCGGTTCTTTTGAAGCTGGTACTGTCATGTTGTTTAGGCAAAATAATGCACCAACTGGTTGGACGAAAAAAACTTGTATTCATGACGCTGGTATTCGTCTTGTCAATAATACTATAAGTCAAGTTACAACAAGCAATGTATTCTCAACAGTATTTGGTCAAAGCTCGACTGGAGCAACAACACTAAGTACCGCACAGATGCCATCACATACACATAGTGTTCCTTCTGGCGGTGTCAGCGGCGTCGCGTATTTAGGCGCTGGCGATCCCGGCTTCTCCACGTACGGCGGCGGGCAAACAACTGGAAGCGCAGGTGGTGGCGGATCACACACACATCCTATATCTCTTCAGCTTAACTATGTCGATATGATTCTTGCATCAAAGAACTAAAAGGAATATATAAATGAAACTTACAATAATACGTGATGATAACTGTGTATATATCGATGGCATATCTAGAATCATCGATTGCTCTTCATTAGATCCTTCTATTCATGCTATTCAATGGAATGGCCAAAAAGGCATGATTGAATATGTTGATTCTGATCCTTTTGATGGTAAAATGCCTGCTCCTAAACCCATTACAGATATTACATCATATCAATATCTTATTGATGCATGGAATGCGGCAGCAGCAATAGAAGCAGCAGCAAGAGCAGCCATTCCAGCGGCTAATACTTAATACCATAATGGAGTTTATATAATGACAGAAGTTCGTGCAGCCAAGGGTAAAGTGTGTCCTCTTCACAAAAAAGATATGTCTACCGTATGTCATAAATGCCCATGGTGGACTCAGCTTAGAGGTAAACATCCAAATACAGGCAATCCAATAGATGAATGGGCATGTGCAGTAACATTTATACCTATTCTTTTATGTGAAACTGCTCAAGAAAGCAGACAAACTGGAGCTGCTGTTGAATCATTTAGAAATGAAATGTCAAAATCTAATGAAATATCTAATTATATATTAGCTCAAAATATGCAAGCAGCACAATCTATTCTTGGTAATAATGTGAAAGTTATTGATAATAACGAACCTGGAGGTAAATAATGTTACATTACACATTAACTCATGATACATTAGCTAGAGAAATAGCTACATTTCCTTATATTGTCCATAATAAAATTTTCAATGATGAAGAAATTGATAAAATAGTAACATACTGTGAAAATAAAGAATTAATAAAAGGAAAAATTAATCCAAAAGAATATAAATCTTTCGAACAGACAACTAATGAAACAATAAGAAAGTGTGATCTTAACTTTCATGAAAAAAATAATGAGACACAATGGATATACGATAAGTTAGATAGTTATATATTGTTCATAAACAACGAATATTATGGGTTCGATTTAAATGGTTATAATCAGTTTCAATATACGTTATATAATAGTAATGAAAATGATCATTATAGCTGGCACATGGACATGCAAATGGGTAACACAACTAGTCATCAACCGAGAAAGCTATCTTTAAGTATGTGTTTAAATGATGATTTTGAAGGAGGTAAGTTTCAGATGAATATGGGAAATCAAGATTATCCTATTGATATTGAACTAAAAAAAGGAGATATTATTTTCTTTCCTTCATTTATGCCACATAGAGTTACTCCTGTTACTAAAGGAATAAGAAAATCAGTAGTGGTTTGGATAACTGGACCAAAATTTATATAATGGAGTCAATAATGTCCGAACAAGTTCAGATTAATAGATATGTTTGTTTTCCAACAACAGCATTTGTAATTGATAAGCCAGATGATGTTCAAATAGTATTAGATGTGTCAAAAGAATATCTTAAAAAACAAGAGGATGAGCATAAACTTGATGATATATTTCCTTTATATCAAACTGAAAATTTCGCAAATGATTCAAGATTGATTGAATTTACGAGCTATATAAACCAAGTTGCATATGATATTCTTTCTGATCAAGGATATGATATGTCAAATAAAAGAACATATGTAAATTCTATGTGGCTTCAAGACCATCATAAACATTCTCAGATGGAACAACATGTTCATGGTCAAGGAGCACAAATAATAGGATTTTACTTCTTAGACTGCCCAGAGAATTGCTCAAATGTTTTAGTCCATGACCCAAGGCCTGGCAAAGTCCAAATTAATTTGCCTATAAAAAACGAAAAAAACTATACAGAAGCTAACGAAACTATAATGTTTGAATCTAAGACTGGCAGATTGTTTTTTTCAAATGCTTGGTTACCTCATTCTTTTACAAGAAACAATTCAAATAAACCAATTAAATTTGTGCATTTCTGTATTAATGTTGAACAACTTACTGAATATATGGTTTCAACCAACGAAGCAGAAGTTATATAATGAAATATTCAATAAGATTCAATAAAACCAGAGGACAACCTGGCAGAGGTACATTAGATCATGTCTGGAGAGTATTTGAAGATCACAAGAAAGAATACTTATTTAAGAATGTTAAAATCAATGTACCATCATATTCAGAAAAAGAATCAATTAGCGATGATTGGAATATATCATGTGAAGGCACTTTAGTGATAGATAAAGAAACTTCAACAGCTATAATAAACTAATATCATTCATTTATCGTAGCTCATAGCTAATATACACCATTGTCAAGCATTTGTCAATGAAATTCACATGGTACAGGACATATAAATACTGAATATATAACATATATTGAGGAATCATAGCATATGGCAGTACCAGCTTCACGAGATCAACTCAAAGATTTTTGTCTAAGACAGCTTGGATTTCCTGTAATTCAGATCAATGTCGATGATGACCAAGTAGAAGATTGTATCGATCTAGCCCTTCAATACTTCCAAGACTTCCATTCTGATGGTATTGAAAAAGGATACTTCAAGCACCTTCTTACAACTCAAAATTTTACTGATCAGTATATTCCTATCACTAATGATGGTGTTATAGGCGTTACTCGAATATTCCCATTATCAACATCAAATTCTACTGTAAATATGTTTGATCTTCGGTACCAGTTGCGCCTTCATGAGCTATATGACTTCACATCAACTTCATATGTGAACTATGCTCTGACTATGCAGCATCTCAGAACACTTGATATGCTATTCTCAGGGGAACAACCTATTCGATTCAATAGACACACAAACAAGCTTTATATCGATTGGAACTGGGCAATGTATACACCCGGCGAGTATGTTATCATAGAACAGTTCTATATTGCTGATCCAAACACATATCCTAGAGTATACAATGATAGAATGCTTAAAAGATTAACCACTGCTTATATCAAGAAGATGTGGGGTAACAATATGAAGAAGTTTGGTGGTATGCAATTACCTGGGGGTATCACAATGAATGGGCAGCAAATTTATGAAGAAGCTGTTACCGAAGTCAAAGAGGTTGAAGATTTGATTGTATCGACATACCAAGCGCCTGCCCAATTCCTTGTTGGATGAGGATAATTTTTAAATGAGCCCGGTTTCCAGTTATTTCAATAATTTTTCAGCCATACCAACTACAGAAGTCCAGTTGATGGAAGATGTAGTTAATGAATCTATTACGATCATGGGCCATAACTGTTATTATCTACCTCGCGAATCATTTGATGAAGATGACTTCATTTTAGGCGAAAATGTAAACTCTAAATTTGACCGTGCATATCTTATGGCATTTTATCTGGCTAACGTCGAAGGCTATGAAGGTGATGGTGATTTCTTTTCAAAGTTTGGCCTTGAAGTTCGTGATACATCCAATTTCATTGTGAGCCGAAGAGAGTTTGAACGATATGTACCTTCTGTTATTGCGACAAGGCCACGCGAAGGCGATCTAATATATATTCCCACTTTACAGAAGCTATTTGAAATAAAGTTTATCGAAGAAGAATTGATGTTCTTCTCGTTGGGTAACAGAAATCCATACATCTATGAAATGCGGGCAGAATTATTCCGCTTTAGCAACGAAGATATTAAAACAGGCATTGCTGAAGTCGATGCTATTGCTACTCATACAACATATACTATCAAGATCAATGTTTCTACTCCAACAGGAAATGTCGATTACTTTATCGGCGAATCTGTATATCAGGGTGCTAATATCGCATATGCTACTGCACAAGCAGAAGTCAAAGATTGGGATCGTGCAGGTTTGGAATTGCTTCTGATCAATATTGTGGGCGAATTCAGCACAAGCGGAAATATCTCGGGTGTATCCTCCAATGCTAAATATAGAGTATCAGCAACAGACACTCTGGGCGACTTTGTAGATTATGATCTATATGATAATAGAAATCTTCAGACAGAAGCTAATAACTTTATTGATCTGTCAGAAAATAATCCGTTTGGGTCACCATAATGCTCCATAATTCATATTTTTATTATCAACTCACTCGGAAGTATGTAATCCTTTTTGGAAGCCTTTTCAATGATATCACAGTCATTCGAAAAGATAAGGATACTGGTAGCGAACTGAAACGAATGAATGTTCCGATCATATATGGTCCCAAAGATAAGTATATAACCCGAATTAATTCTGATCCTGATCTTCAAAGAGAAACACAGATTACACTCCCCCGCATGTCATTTGAGATTCGGAGCATGGCATATGATGCTACTAGGAAACAGAATTCACTCCTTCGCCATGCTAAAGCAGATAGTGCATCCAAGTCAAATTCGATGTATATGGGCGTGCCCTAT